TCTCATTGTTTCAAACTCGATTTTCCAAACGGATATACTGTATCTATATTACTGCCACATCAGTTTCGGCACGGCACTGTTGAGGTTGCTGTATTGAATGATAAACAAGCGTTTATCCCCTACATGGATAAAAGCACCAACCATTTAGATGTGTCTGATCTAGTACAGTTACTGGTTTGGGTAGATAAACAGGAGAAAACTAATGAATGAAGACCTATTGGAAAGAGTATTTGAGTTGTGTTCGGAACTTCACCTTACACTAGAAGAAATGGATGAACAAAATCCCTCACCAGATCTTTGCCAAATGTTGGATACATTAGAAGAACTGATGGATTTGACAATGGATTACGATCAGAAAACCAGTCAACAATAATGATAGCTCTTTTGTTTATCGTACTTTGTGTGTCTATAATCAATCCTGTTGTGGGATTGATTGTTGGTTTGCTTCTCTATCCTGTTTACAGAAAGTGTAAAAATGAAAAATGAAATCAGAGAATGGCTAATCAGTAACAACATAGCCACTGTAAGAGCCTATTATCGTGGCTCTGGAGATGAAGGTAGTGTAGATGAGATTGAGTTTTATAATACAGAAGATAAATGCCTATCGGGAAACGATCTAAAATCAGATTCCAATTTTGTGTTATACAACGATCTTGATTTACTTATAAACAGTCATGTGTATAAAACATTCCCAGGGTGGGAAATAAATGGTGGTGGCAGTGGGTATTGGGAATGGGATGTAAATACAGGTGTTGTTTCAATCAATCATACACAACTGATTGAAGAAAATGAATATGCTGAAACTGATTGGAATAGTATCGAGATTCCAGAATGGATAAAAAGAAATGGTTGAGATACACACTAAAGAAAAGATTAGAGAATGGCTAGTCAATAACAACATAGCCATTGTAAAAGCTTTTTATGAAGGATCTGGAGATGAAGGTTGTGTAGAAAAAATCTCTTTTATACTTGAAGATGGAACTGAATACCAAGCTTCTTGGGTCGATCCCCCTATCAAGAAAGAACATATGTATTGTTCATTCTTTGTTGAACTTGCTAACCTGATTGATTCTCATGTGTATAATAACTTTTCAGGTTACGAAAACAATGAAGGCGGTAGTGGATGGTGGGAGTGGACTATAAAGGATAACATTGTTAGAATAGATCACTCTCAATATGAGATTATAGCACACAAACATCGCATCGCAACATCAGATTGGATGAAAGAAAATGGCTAATCCGTATCATCATGCACTGTCTAGTGTAAAGAAGTTTGGTGGAAAGCCTGAAGATTATCAGGATATCCACGATTGGTTTGACAGTTCCAAAGGTGTCATGGCTGATCCAAGACACAGAGCATATCGACATCATGCTACTGGTATTATGGATTGTGAAAGACACTTTGGACATACCATTACAAACAGTGATGGTAAAGAAATCCCAGTCCGATGGATTGGAGAACAACATGTAATAGAAGATATTGGATGGATTCCATCCCTTCAAGATTGGTTTAGTTGTATCGTATCCAAAAGTTGGATGGTTACGGGTGCTAGGAAACTAAGTAAGGAACTAGAACAATGTTCAACAGCGATTCAGTAAATGTAATCATGAATAAGAAGCGTAAGGTAAGAGCCGATGCTATTACAGCATTGGGTGGTGGCATGGCAGCAACTCTAATATATGATTTTGAGTGCGCTCCCATGACTACCAATAGAAAACAACTTGCTGAGATTGGTGTAAACATCAAACCTATTGATGATTTTATATCCGATGAAGATATTGAATCTGAAATAAGTAAGATTGTCCATGGTTTGTATGTATTGGGTATCGAAGTACATAATACAAACCACCTATCCAGTACTGAGTTATACAAAAGATTCAGTGGTGTACTTGACGAAGAGATTCGTGATATACCTTATGGTGTTGGTGTGTCAGAGATTTTATCTATGAATACCACCAATTCAAATGATTCTGTTAGTAACAGGGACTCTACCTTCCCACGGTTTACCTAATTCCTGTAGCTCAGTTGGATAGAGCAACAGATTTCTAATCTGTGGGTCATTGGTTCAAGTCCAATCAGGAATGTAACGGGCAGTGCCTGATATTGGTAAAAGGTCGTGACTTATAATTGCGCTCATGTGGGTTCGATTCCCACCTGCCCTATTATGTATGGAATATATATTGTTATCGGTAAAAATCCTGGATGGTTGATGGAAGATTATCAGACTCCCGCCGTTTGGAAAACCAAACGAGAGGCTGATGATTTTATTAGAGATTGGATTATTCATAAGAAAAACTATGAGGTAAGAAACTTTGCTAAGTCTACAAGAAATAAAAGAATACGCAATGAAAAATCCAAGACACAGGAATCACATAAGCCTGATCTACCGAAAGAATAATCTATTATCAATCGGTACTAATCATGGTAAGATGCATCCTGAAGCCTTGAGAATGGGATATAAAACCCCATACTTACATTCAGAGTTAGATGCTTATCGAAAGATAAAGAATCTAGGATATCATAATCTAACTTTGATAAACTATAGATTCAAGAACAATGGTTTATTGGGTCTATCTAAACCGTGTCCGTTATGTATGATGTGGTGTTCGGAAATCTTTTCTAAAATCTGGTACACAGATGAGAATGGAGCTATGGTAAAACTATGAACTCATTTTATTGGGATAACTTTGAACAAGGTAAACTAAAGAACTTGTGTGAACAGTTATCTGATCGTAAGTATTTACTAGGTATTGCTGTTCGTATTGCATATGAAACAACACAAAGTAAAGACGAACAACAATCATTCAATGCTTTACTAAAGTGGCTAAGAACAATCCCAGATGGTGAAGTATGATAGATGTAATAAAACCCCTGCCAGTACAATTTATTTCCTCATCGGCTAGAGATGCTGTCCAGTATTGGAGACCAGGAAAGAAAAGATTTTTCCTTGATTTCAAATTACTGACACCACCAAACGGTAATACAAAACTAAATAAAAATAATGTGCCAACCTATGGTTTATCCTTGGCACCACACATTCTCAGTGGATATAATGTGTGTCCCAAAGCAACTAAAGATTGTTCTGATAGTTGTCTTGGAAAGATAGCGGGTAAATCTAGATTCACTTCAGTTCAGCAGGCTAGAATAAGAAAAACTAGGTTACTGGCTATAGAACCTGAAGTGTTTATATCCCAGTTGTTACATGAGTTGTGGTTATGTTCTAAGAAACACGGCTTATATGACTGGGCATTCCGAAGTAATGTTATATCGGATATCAATTGGTCTTTACTGGTGCCTGAGATATATACCTTTACTGTAAACAATTACGATTACACCAAGAGGATGGATATATTCAAAAACAAACATGAAGATTTACATATAACATTCTCTTATTCTGGATACAATTTATCCGAGTGTTTGGATGTACTAGATCAAGGTGGTAATGTTGCTGTGGTTTGTACAAATAAAGAACAGATATTGAAGTGGGGTAAGTTCTCATTCCCCAATGATTCAAGATTGTTCGATGTTGTTGATGGCGATGTACACGACCAAAGATATCTTGACCCTGCCAAGTCTATAGTCTTATTGAAACCAAAGGGAAAGGTATTACCCTCTCCATTTCTTGTTACTATGGAAACTATTTCTAATGAAAAACTTTAAAGCTAAATATGGTAACTGGATCGAAGTTACTAATGACCAAGCATCAGAAGAATACTTTAAGAAAGCAGTAAACGAAAACAAAGTGTGGACTGTATTCCAAGATAAAGATTCTTATGTTACTAGAATAGTTGCTGGATTCTTTACCCACAATCGTGGATCTGGTTATGTTATTTCGGATAAACCCTATAACAAAGGAGACTGGATTGAATATGATTGGTAATGAAAAAACTTGTATTCATTGTAAGATAGAGATACCAAAGTCAAGATTAGAAGCACTGCCTCATACAGAAACCTGTGTTAAATGCTCAACAGAAAAATCCTACATTGGATTTATGGATTGGCATCATAAGACAGCACCTGAGTTAGTGTTGGTTTGTCCAAGTAATTCGGAAAATGTACGTCGAGCAACTGCAATTCACAAAAGGAAACGATAATGTTTAAGAATGATTTAGTAGACAGATTAGAAACCCAGTGGGCTTCTATGGGAGATATGGCTAACCAAGAACGAAAGGAAGCAGCCATTGAAATAAAAAACCTACAAGAAAAACTAAAGGACTGTAGAGAAACTGTTGCTATCTTCAAATCTATCGTAAAGTTTTTATGCAATAACAAAGAATGGGATATTACCGATGACTGTGTATGAACTAAGACATGAAATTAACAGCAATGAATCAGCAATGCCTTATTTGTTTCCTTTGACAACGTTAAACTATTGGATTGATTGGATTGAGTGTGCTAATATTAATACAAAAATCCCAGATATTAAATCATTTATGAAATGGGTAGAGTCAAAAGAAAATATTATTGGATCACATATTATTGAAATGGGTTTACCTTGGGAAGATTCTAATGAAGAAGAAAACTAAAACAGAAAAGAAGTATAACTATTGGTTTTATTTTAACACGGGTGATTATATCACTGTAAGTCATAGACTAGAGGATGTATTTCCAACGTTGTATTCAGGTTCTGGTATGTGTTTAAATAGTGGACGTTTTGATGTTTCGTTCTTTTGTTCACCTAAACAAGCACGAGAGATTACTAAATATATCGCATCGAATTTTAAAGGTAAAGTTGTTATAGAGCGGTGTGATAACGTATAAGTACATATGAGATAAACCTCATAGAGCTGGTAGTCCAAAGGCAGAGACAACAGATTTAAAATCTGTAAAGTGTGGGTTCGACTCCCACCCAGCTTATTACAATACCATTGTGGTATTGTTGTTCGATAGTTTGGTTTTCTTTTAGGAGAAAATTATGGCTCATGAAATTACCACGACAGACGGTGCTATGTTTACAAAAGAAAAAGCATGGCATGGTTTAGGTTATGTGGTGGAGAATGCACCTAGTCCAGCAGCAGAAGCACTTAAGTTATCTGGCTTGGATTGGACTGTAACCAAGTCTTCTGGAATCTTTGCAGCAAAAACTACTGATGATGAAACTGACAGTTATTCAGATAAGTTTTGTGCAATAGTTCGTGATGATACTAATACAATTCTTTCTGTTCAGTCACCTGAATATCAGGTTGTGCAAAACCATGAAGTGTTTGATCTAGCGTATTCACTAGGTAATGATGTAAAGGTTGAGTCTGCCCTATCTTTACAGGGCGGGAAGAAGATTATCTGTCTTGTTCAAGGCAATACCTTTGCTCCAAGTAATTCTACTAATGATTCTATTACTGAGTATCTTGCTTTGTTATCATCACACGATGGTACTTTAGCTCTTAGTGGATTACCAACCAGTGTTCGTATTGTTTGTGCAAACACACTTAGGATGGCTCTCAGTACTGCTAAGAAGAACATGATTCGATTTACCCATACAGGAAACATCGAAGAGAAGAAAGAAGCAATGAGAGAAGCATTGCGAATGTTTGCTCAGACTGGTAAGATGTTTGAAGAAAGTGTTCAGGCTTTGTCTACTAAAGAATGGACACAACAAAACATCAGAGACTTTTATCTTAAGGTTTACGAGCAACTGTTTGCTCCAGTAAACCCCAACCCAGTAACTGAAGATGATTTCAGGATTTATACTGATGCTACAGTTAAGGTTTCTAAGTGGGCAGAGAACTTTGATGAAGAGAGACACAACCTATCTGCACCCCCAAGTGCATGGATGGCTGTGAACTCAGTTACCAAGTATCTCCAACACAATGTATCAGCCAAGGGTCGTAAGGTTGGTTGGGAGAATCGTGCTTATAATAACCTGTTAGGTTCATCACAAGATGAGTCTGTCAAGGTTGCTCAGATGGCGTTGCAAATGATCTAAGGAATTACAATGAATAATCTTGAAATTAAACTTTGTCCTGAAACTTTTAATAATATTGTTAAATCTATTGCAGATCGTATTAATTTAGATGATCTTGCTGATCATCTTGATTATGAAAATTTAACATCTAATCTGAATATTAATGCCGCAGATGTTGCTGAAAATATGCGTACAGATGAAGTTGCTGATTGTGTAGATGTTTGTGATGTTGCTTCTTATCTGAACACGGATGAAATAGCTGAAGAAATTGTAAGCCGTATTGATTATAAGAAACTAGCCTCGGATCTTCTTGCAACACTGCTTGAGAATAAATCAGGATTGTCTACTTAATGTTGTGCAATGATGTGCAAGTTTCATTGTGTAACTACATGGGAAATGATTTGTCTGTATGTAATGCAGCCCGTGTCTCATTCAATAAAAATGCTAGTTTGTATACCGAAGAAGAAAATAAATCTTTAATAAACTATCTTGCCAAGCATGGTCATTGGTCACCCTTTGCACACACCAGTGTACAATTAAGGATATCAGCACCCATTTTTGTAGCAAGGCAGTTAGCCAAACATCAGGTTGGTTTGTCTTGGAATGAAGTATCAAGGCGTTATGTGGATTATGTGCCAGATGTGTGGCTACCAGAAACATTAAGACGACAAGCCTTAAATAAAAAGCAAGGCAGTCTTAATCAAGCTATTGATAATCACGACACAGTTTTAAATACCATGGAACTAAGTCTGAGATCTAGCGTAAAGTGTTATGAAGATTTACTGAAGGCTGGGGTATGCCCTGAACAGGCAAGAGCTGTGTTACCCCAAGCTATGTATACAGAATGGATATGGACTGGTTCTTTGTATGCATTCTTCCGTGTATATTCTTTACGAAGCGACCCTAGTTCTCAAAAAGAAACCCAAGATATTGCTGAAATGATTAAGAGCTGTTGTGAGAAAGTGTTTCCTGTATCTTGGGAAGCCCTAGAAAAAACTTTAGAAAGGATTGTATGAAACAATGGACAAGATTATCTAAAGAAGATCAAGAGAAAAGAATGAATCTTCAGGCTATTGCTGAAGAAGATATGATCATTCTTTCGGAGCGTAAGTATTGGCAAGAGTATGATGTGGCTCCCGATGAGGGTAAGCCAGAACAATCCTTGTTGGATACATGTGTTATAAACTTGACACCTTTATTCCAAGAATGGATAGACTACTCAGCCAAGAATACAAAGACACCAAGCTGGGTATTGCCTTTGTTTGGTGTTGGTGCTGGTAAGATGGCAGACATAACTGTTAGATGTCTTATCATAGAATGGTTTAATGCTAGTCTGTGGGACAGGAAAACTAATGAACACAATATTAGTTTGCCAACAGCCCAACACATAGCGCACGCTATCAGTGAAATGGTTATTGATATTATTGGATATCAACAAACCAAAAGTTTCTTTAGAGAAGACTGGCTTAAACAATCTCACTACCAGAAAAACTGGTCACCTAAAAGATGTAAAGCATTTGTTGCTAAGATGGGCGGTCTTAACAAGTCTTCGTTCTCACGAAAGAACAGAGAAGACTTTGGACACCACATGCTCAGGATTGTAGAAAAGTCTAATGTTATAAACATATTTAACATAAGAAAGAACACTGGTAAACGGTGGTGTGATAGAGTTGTGGTATCGTTTACCAATGAAATTCTACAAGAGCTGCACAAAAGACATACAGATGTTATCTCTTATGCTGCTCTATTGTATAGACCTATGTTGGTTCCGCCAGTACCACACACTACAACATCTTCGGGTGGAAACCTATTACCTTATGTGCGAAAACCTGTAGTGCAAAGGTTCAAGGATGTAATGTGGGATGAAACTGTAGTTCAACATGGTTCTACTCCAAGTGAAATGGTGGTAGAGGGTCTGAATGGAATGATGCATACTGAGTGGAGCATAAATGAACAGGTCTACACAGTAATGAATAATCTGTTTAGAAACAACACTAGAGCTTGCAACCTACCAGCCTATGAGTTTTCCGCATTCGACTACCCAGAACCCTACCCGAAAGATGGGGCTAAAGAAGATCAGGCTAAATGGTGCGCCCATAAGCAAGAAGCCTATAGCAACTGGTACAAAGAAGAGAGAGCAAGAGGTCGTATGTTGGTAAGACTGAAGCTTGCCAAGGATATGATTAAGTATAAGTTCTTCTATCAGTTGTACACTTGTGACTTTAGGGGCAGAGCCAATGCAGCATGTGATCTACTCAGTCCCCAAAGTTCTGACTTTGATCGCGGCTTAATTCACTTTGCAAACACAGAGAAACAAACACCGAGTGGGTTGTATTGGCTCAAGGTACACCTTGCTAATCTGTTTGATAAAGACAAGGAAAGTTTCTCTGATCGTGTCAAGTGGATCGACGATAACATGGGTATGTTTAAGGAAATAAACAAAGATCCTTATGCAACCCTTGGTCTATGGATGTCTGATAAAAAGAAAAAGAATCCTTCGTTCCAAAGGTTGGCTGCAATATTTGAACTGTGTAGGACAGACGGTCTTACTCAACTACCTGTACAAATGGATGGTAGTTGTAATGGTGTCCAACATTGGGCAGCACTAATGAAGACTGAAGAGTTAGCTAATATGGTTAACCTAGTCAAAGCAGACAAACCTCAAGACTTGTATCAATATGTAGCAAACTTAATTACAGATTTAATGCAACAAGATAAAGATAATGATACTAAGTCTGGTCTTTGGGCTAAACAATTCTTGGACCACTGGGATAACAACATTAACCGTAGTGTAGTTAAGAGAGCGGTTATGACTGATCCCTATGGTGTTACCTTGTTTGGTATTCGTAGATATTGTAGATCTGAAGGACATCTTGATTGGGTATCTAAAGATAAGATTGCTGGTGCTGTTATGGAACTGGCTACCTTTATAGACAAGGCTCTGAAAGGAACCTTGGTAGAACCCAACAAGGGTAAAGTGTGGTTAAAAGCGGTATCAGATATTGCTAGTGAACTAAATAAAAACCTAGAGTGGACAACACCATGTGGTTTTAATGTTGTTCACCAGTATTACGAGCTTGTTACAAGAAGATCGGTAACCAAGTTGTTTAACATGAAGGAGCTATACTTTGGATATCCCGATAAGAATACTATAGATCCTAAGCAAGTTAATCTTGCTATTTCCCCCAATTATATTCACTCATTAGACGCTAGTCATATGTGGTGTACAATTAGAAGGATGTTGTTATCAGGCATAGACTCTCTTAGTATGGTTCATGATAGTTATGGATGTCATGCTCCCTGTGTTCCTATGATGCGAGAGTATACAAAGGAAGAGTTCTGTCTTATGCACAAACAACCTTTACTTGAGAACCTTAAGATTCAATTAGAGAAAATTCTTAATGTACCACTACCTGAACTGCCATCTCAGGGTCAGTATGATATAACAGAAACACTTAATGCGGAGTATTTATTCCAATGAATAACAAAAAAGTATATATGGTTAGATCAGAAGGAGATATGGAAGCAGTAATGGAAAGATTCTATGAACTAAGTAAAACCAAAGCAAAGAAAAAGATTATGCAAATTGTAGTTCCCTCATCAAAATTAAGTAACATAGTAATTTCAAATCTAAACAAGATGTTTACTGTAAAAGATATGGGAGATCCAAAAAATTATCACGTTCATATATTTTTAGAAAAGGATGAAATAAATGAGTAATGTTTTAGTTGTTGGAGACACACATTTTCCTGCGTGTCATTCAAAGTACTTTGACTTTGTTAAAAGTATTTACAGAAAATACAAATGTAATAGAGTTGTACACATAGGTGACTTAGTTGATCACCATACAGTATCGTTTCACAAGAAGCATCCAGAATCTGATAGTGCGCTTGGAGAGTACAACAAAGCAATCAAAGATATTGAAAAATGGTATAAACAATTTCCCCGAATGTCTGTTTGTATTGGCAACCACGATGAAAGAGTCGTAAGATTATGTGCAGACTTAGGAATTCCTTCTCTTTATCTAAAGGAATACAATGAAGTTTACAAAACAAAAACTTGGACTTGGAATTACAGTTTTATTATTGACGGGGTGTATTACACTCACGGCACTGGTAGTTCTGGTTTGTATCCTAGTTTTAATCAGGTAAAAGCACGTGCTATGTCTTGTGTCATGGGTCACCACCACAGTATCGCTGGTATTAATTGGTTGGTTGGTCCTAATACAAGATACTTTGGGATGGATGTTGGTTCAGGTATTGACCACAACCACATTGGTTTCTCCTATGGTAAATACCATCTTAAGAAGCCTGTGGTTTCTTGTGGTGTTGTTATTGATGGTAAGTTTCCCTATCTAGAGGTAATGGATCTATGAGTATATACATTGACGAACTAAAGGATTTAGCTTACTATAACAACGGTGCTACACCCTTCGTTCTTTTAATGGACGCAGTTTCTGTTGTTAAAAAACTAGAGGAAAAACTAAATGAAAAAGAACAAAGCACAACCCTTAATAAAGAAAGTACCCTTAGTCAAAGAAATAACTAAGAAAGAAACTTTTCTTAAAGATGTGGTATTGTCATACAAAATACCAAAGATAGTTAAGATACTGTGGGTAGATGCCTATACAGTAGGTGGTGCTGAGTGGCTTGAAAAAGATGAATCTAGAACTGCTGCTAGAGAACCCTTGCCGCATATGATAACAATTGGTTTTGTTTTATTTTCTGATAATGAGCAAGTAGCTGTTACTAATACTATAGGACCTAGTGAAACTGCTCAAATAAATAAGATACCAAAACGCATGATTATCAGTATGGAAACGCTGCATTAAAGTTGGGGCTAAAGAAGATGTTCTTGTTTGCTCGTTGTCAGTCTAATCGTATAGACTACAGCAAACAGAACCAACTACAAGGATGACTAATGAAGTCAAAGAAGCCAGTTAAGAAAACGGTTAAGTCAAAGAAACCAGTTCGCAAAGCTATGATGACAAAGAAAGGAGGATATTAAATGACAGTTACGGAAACTCAAACTGAAGAAGCTACTACAGGAAATGTTCCTGCTATTCGTAGCGACAGTGTATGCCAGTATCTTTTAAACATGGCTGCTGTTCTAAGTTCAATTGTGGTTGATATCAATGCACAAGTTGCATCTATCAAGCGCATCTCGCAAACTAACAATACAGAAGAAAGTTCTACTAATGGCAACAACAAACAAGAAGACTAAAAGAATTCCTCAATTTATCACACCAACATTGGAAACCAAGTGGAGTAATCTACTGAAGCCAGATGTTGCTTTCGGAGAAGGCAGTGCTAACCACAACATTACTGTTGTTGTTGATACTGAGTTTAAGAAAGTTTTGGATACTGTTCTTAAGAACAGTGGAGCAAAGAAACTAAATGGGTTACGGGAGGCAGACGGTGTTACAACATTTAAAGCAAAATCTAAGGTTCATGTGGATGCTGGCATGTTCCCTTGTGTTGATTCTTTGGGACAAGCTACGGACACAGTTCCGTTTGGTGGTGACAAAGTTCGTCTCAAGTTGGCACCGATGGTTCTAACTAGAGATAATTCTTTATCAATCTATCTGAATGGTATTCAGGTTATTGAGAAGAACTCTGTTACTAAGGACAACAGTTTCACTCCTGTTGAGGGTGGTTTTGTTCGTTCGGGTGTACCAACACGCGATGTAACAGAACCAGAGGATCAGGAAGACAGTGACCTCCCCTTCTAAGACCTTAAGTTGGCAATTCAATATCAATCCTGTGGCTGCTTCTAGACCCAGGGTTAGTAGGTGGGGTGCTTTTTATGTAGGATCTTACAAAAAGTTCCGTGAAGAAGCTGCTGAAAAGGTGTGGAATACCATTGGAAGTGGGTTTAAACCTCTCACCAATACCTTAGCTGTATCTATAGAGTTGCATGTTAAAAGACCTAAGAAAACAGATAAGGAATACCCACGCCCAGATATTGATAACTTTGCCAAAGCTATCTTAGACACCATGAATGGTAAACTATGGGAAGATGATACACAAATTATCTCTCTGTATGTTACCAAACAATGGGCAGAAAAAAATTCTGAGGGTTACTTTATATTACAAGTAAACTGTTGAGGCTGAAGTATGGGGTGTGGGTGTAACAACCCATGCCCCTACTTTATTAGGAGATTATTAAATGTCGAGAGTTCTAATTGCTTGTGAAGAATCGCAGGCTGTAACAAAAGAAATGCGAGAATTAGGTATTGAAGCTTATTCTTGTGATATAGAACCGTGTTCTGGGGGTCACCCCGAATGGCATATACAAGGTGATGTTTGTCCACTACTTCAACAAGAGTGGGATATGATCATTGCATTCCCACCCTGTACACATCTTGCAGTCAGTGGTTCCAAATGGTTTGCTCAAAAAAGAAAAGACGGAAGACAACAAAAAGGTATAGATTTCTTTATGCTGTTTGCTAATGCAAAACATTCCCGTATAGCTATAGAAAATCCTGTTGGTATTATGAGTTCAGTTTGGAGAAAACCAGATCAAATTATCCAACCATTTCAATATGGTGAATCATTTTCTAAAAAAACCTGTCTCTGGTTAAAGGGTTTGCCTTTACTTATTCCAACAAACATAGTTGATAAAGGAGAACAAGTTAAATTTGCAAGTGGTAAATCTCAGCCCAAATGGTATGCCGATGCCTTTAAATTACCACCAAAAGAACGGTCTGCCTTAAGATCTAAAACCTTTATTGGAATTGCAAAAGCAATGGCTAAACAGTGGGGGTCTTTAATTAAATAAAAGTTTGAAAGGAGGTATATGTCTGAATCGGTGTATATTACAAAAGAAGCTTGCCCTAAGTGTAAGCAAGAAGGTCGTGACAACTCAAATGATAACTTGGCTGTCTATTCAGATCATGTCTATTGTTTTAGTTGTGGTTATTACAAAGGAGAGTATGTGAAAACAGAAGAACAAGTTGTTGTAAAAGACTTTGTTCCAATACAGGGTTCTTTTGACTTTAGTCAAGAGTTATCTGATCGTCAAATAAACGAGAAGGTGTGTAGATTGTACAACTACCAAGTCGCTAAGATCAATGGTAAGATGGTACAAATTGCAAACTATTACAAAGATGGAACACTGGTAGGTCAACACTTGCGTGGACCTGATAAGCAATTTGCTTGGAAAGGTTCAGCTAAGAATGTTGAATTGTTTGGTCAACATCTATGGAAAACTACTGGTGGCAAACGGTTGATTATTACCGAAGGTGAGATTGATTGTCTTACAGTCAACCAAGTCTTAGGTGGTACTTGGGCTGTTGTGTCTGTTCCTAATGGTGCTGCATCAGCACTAAAGTCTATCAAAGAAAATCTAGAGTTTGTTAACAGCTATGCAGAAGTTATTCTGTGCTTTGATATGGATGACGCAGGACAAAATGCTGCTAAAGAAGTTGCTGATATTCTACCAGCTGGTAAGTGTAAGATTGCAAAGCTTCCATACAAGGATGCTAATGAGTGTCTTATAAACTCTCAGTCTAAATCTCTTGTGAATGCCTTGTGGGAAGCCCAAGCATATTCACCAGATGAAATTTTACATGTATCAAAGATAGCAAATGACACCCAAAATATTGAAGATGTTCGGGTGTATCCATTTCCATATGACAAACTAAGTGAGTTTCTTATTGGTCAGCGTAGTGGTGAGATTACCTTATGGGCTAGTGGTACTGGCTCAGGTAAGTCAACTATTCTAAGAGAGTTAATTATTAATCATCTTGTGGATGGTCGTAGTGTTGGTTGTATTATGCTTGAAGAATCCCCTCAAGAAACAATGGATGATCTTATATCACTATTGTTAAACAAACCAGTACGAGCCATTAGAGCTTCACGTATGATGAATGCTTTACAAGTTAAGATGGGACGATCAAAAATCAGTGTCTCTATCTTTGATGATCTTAGTGATGATGAGTACCAAGCAGCCAGACACAAACTGTGTCAAACTAATCTGTTTATCTATGACCACCTAGGTAACAATGCAATGGCAAATCTATTAGCTAGAATGGAGTTTATGGCTACATCTCTGAAGGTAGATGTTATTGTACTAGACCACATAACAGCAGCAGCTGCTGGTCTAATGGGTGTTGGAGATAAAGATGTTGAGGGTGGTGGTTCTGAGCGTATCATTATAGATACCCTTATGAAAGAGTTGAGATCTATTGCAGTTAGAACAGGTGTTCATATTGATATAGTATCACAACTAAAGAAAACAGATAAGGCATATGAAGAAGGTCACAGAGTTACACTACAAGATCTTCGCGGATCTGGTGCATTATCCTCAGTACCAAACACAGTTGTTGGTCTTGAAAGAGATAGACAAAACCCAGATGAACGGACAGCTAATACTACCTTAGTTAGAGTTCTAAAGAACAGGCTAACAGGTAGGTCTGGTATTGCTACTGCTTTGTACTACAACCACAAAACTGGTCGGTTGGAAGAAGTTAACTTTGCTATAGCTGATGATGGAGAGGTCGCATTTGAACCAGTTAATACAAATATATGAAAACTTGTATACTAGATATCGAAGGTAATGCTTTATCAGAAGTCAATATAGAAAAGAAAGGAATTGCTAAAAAAGAATGCACTAAAATATGGTGCGTAGCAACAAAGGATTACAAGGATTCTAAACCTAGGTTGTGGACCGAAAGTCAACTAAAGGATTTAGTTTTATACCTCAGTAAGTTTGATGTACTTGTGGGTCATAACATTTATGGTTATGATTTACCAGTGCTAGTTCGCTTATTGGGTTTAACGATGCCAAGACTTGTTGTAGATACATTAGTTGTATCTCGCTTAATGTTTCCAGACAGGAACGATCACAAGCTTGGTGGTAACTCTTTGGAAAACTGGGGTAAGTTTCTTAAGTTTCCTAAAATAGAATACAATGGAGATTGGTCACACTACTCAGATGACATGGGTAGGTATTGTCTAAATGATGTTCTCCTTAGTGAACAGATATATGAGTATCAATTACCCTTTATCATCACTAATAAAACATTAGTTAAATTTGAACACCAAGTTTCTCATGTCTTATTCAAACAAGTGGAGAATGGTTTTGGTTACAATCTAACATTGGGTGACAATCTACTTGAGTCTTTGATTCTAGAAAAAGTAGAAATTGAAGACAACATGCGTGAAATCTTTCCAGATAAGATACACGTAAGGTACTCAAAGAAAACAGGTAAGGCACTTAAGAACAAGGTCGAAGTATTCAACCCAGGTTCTAGAGTACAGATTGCTGAGAGGTTGGAAGAAAAGTACGGATGGGTTGCACCAACTACAGATAAGGGTAATCCTAAAGTTGACGAAGAAGTTCTAAGCAAACTAAAGTATGATGAAGCCAAAGCATTGGTAAAATACTTTGATCTTGTAAAACTTATTGGTCAAGTTGAAGACTGGAATCTCAGAGCGTTTGCTTCCCGTGATCACAGGATACACGGTAGCATCAACCCTCAGGGGGCAGCGACTGGTAGATGTACCCACAGCCAACCTAATGTAGCCCAAGTCTCTAGTGACCCTAGGGTTCGTTCCCTGTGGTTTCCAAATATAGATGGATATGTTCAGGTTGGTTCTGATCTCAAGGGTTTGGAATTGAGAATGTTGGCACACTATATGTCCAAGTATGATAACGGTAACTACGCTACAGTACTGATCAATGGTGATATACATTCCCACAACCAAGAAGCAGCTGGTCTTGCTGACAGAAACTTAGCCAAGTCCTTTATATATGCTTATCTATATGGTGCTAGTAACACAAAGTTATCTAAAGTTCTAGGATGTTCTTCTGCAAACGCTGACAATCTTCGTAAAAAGTTTCAGAAAGAAATCCCTGCATTGACTAAAGTTCAAGAACAAGTTCGGTATGAATTCTTAAAATCCAACAGTGTTACTTTACCCGACGGCAGATCAGTTCCTGTTCGCAAGGAACATGCTGCATTAAATACCCTGTTACAAGGTGCGGGGGCTGTTGTATCAAAGTTATGGATGGTTATTGCAGATGAGCAACTAAATGCCAAGTATGGTAGCAAAGTATTTCAGATGGCTTATATACATGATGAACTACAGTATGCTGCACCTAAAGATATAGCTGATGATGTTGGTCAAATAATTAAAGACTCAGCTAACAAAGCTGGTGTCAGACTTAATCTTAATATTCCTATAGATGCCGAGTATACTATAGGTTTGAATTGGAATGATACTCATTAAGGAGATATATGTTATTAGATTACACTACAAACAAGCCACTTACTTTATATATTGCTGGTCCTATGCGTGGTTATGCGTTGCATAATTTCCCAGCTTTTCATTCAGCAGCTAAAAAGTGGGCTAAGAAAATACCTGGTTGTACAATTTTTAATCCCGCTGAAATGGATGAACAAGCTGGTTTTGACGGCAACAGTGTTTCATTAGACAGTAAGGAACATCTTAAGTCTTGTATGAAGCGTGACTTGGATGCCATTATGAAATCAGATGGATTAGTTATGTTACATGGTTGGGAAAATTCTGAAGGAGCCAGAGTAGAACATTCTTTAGCTGTCTATCTTGGTTTATGTATATTCTATGAAAGCTAAAGTACAAGCTTGTTTCTATTCAAGTTACAAACTACAAGGGTGGCGTAAGTTGGGGATTTCTCTTATGCAAATGACACGGCATACCCATGTACATTTGGAAATAGAATATGGTAACAATAAATACATTATCCTAACCGTAGATGGGTACAGCCCACGCATCATAAAGTTGGGGCTAAACAAGAAGTTTCTTGGCGTTGATCCCTATTACAGTTATTCATTTGGGCTAGTTAATTTAGATCCTGAATGGCAGGACTTTGTAAGCTCATACAAACCAACTAAACACTGGGATTTAATTAAGTACCAGATACTGAGATGGTTTAACCTACACCACAGTAAGCGCATTCCCCCAACATGTGCTACATTTGTTTCAGATTTTATGTTCTTGCATAATATTTCTGTACCAATGTTCTTTTCACCTAAACAATTATGGAGATATTGGCATGATGGTTATAATGTTTGGCGGTAAAGCACGGGTTGGTAAAACAACCCTTGCTAAATTATTTACAGAATACTTGTATAATAAAGGATACTCTCCAGTTATTGTTCCTTTTGCTGATGTATTAAAAAGAGAGGTAGAAAAAACTGGACTAACAAAAGAAGCTAATCCCGAACAATATAGATTAGCTTGTCAAGTTCTTGGTTCAGGTATGCGTAAGAACAATCCTGACTTTTGGGTTAATAAATTTGAAGAGCGGCTTAATGAAATTAAAATACAAGACATTGAAAACTTAGAAACCAACCCAAAAAAGTGGCATGAAAAATGTGTACTGGTTGATGATTGTAGATATTTAAATGAAGTTAACTTTGGTAGAAAGATTGGTGCCTTACAAGTATTTGTAGCTCATGGTAAAAGAGTTGTATCAGAACATGATGCACCTTGGCGTAACCATGAAAGTGAAGACATGGCTAATAAAATAGAATCTAGTAATATGAATTACACAGAAATGTTTCACTATAGATTATTTAACGAAGGTACAGAAAAGGAATTCAAAACCAAAGCTACTAATTACTTTGAGGATTGGTTAAACTATATGAAAAGTGATGATAAAGTTTTGTGTGATTGTTTAGGCTGTATGAAAACAAGATATGATATAGCTCTTACATTAGGGGATCTAGAACAAATTTTAGATAAAGCACACAAGAAACTTGCGGAAGAAGATGACGAAGATTTAGAAGATATATTGTGACAAAACATTTACACTTGGGTGTAAAGACCGACAATTTATCACAGGAGAATATTAATGGTTGATCCAGAAGATGAAGATTTAGAAGACGATGTAAACGATAACGAGACAACACCAGAACAAGATCATGCTTATTGGCTGGACTTACGTAAGAGGACAAGGATGGAATACGATGATGAATCTTGAACCAATGCCTAAGGTTGCTGTATTAGACGGCGATATACTAGCGTACAGGATTGCTTTCTGGGCAGAGTCTGAGGGTATTGAAGATATTGAAACCAGAGTAGATCATGATGTCAAAGCATGGGTACCCCCTGGTATTACTACAGTACACATAGCAGTATCATGTGCAAGGTCTGATAACTTTAGGCGTAAGATTTGGGATCCGTATAAAAGGCACAGGGATGTTAACCGAAAGGTTCCCGAAGCTTTACCCTTAGCCGTTGAGTTGGTTACCAAAGTTGGTAACAAGTTAGATATTCCCCAACTAGAAGCTGATGATGTTATGGGTATCATGGCATCAGGCTATCGTGCTGTGGCTGTAACCATAGACAAAGATCTTAGATCTGTACGGGGATGGCATTGGAATCCAGATAAAGAAGATAAACCAGTTCTTGTTGATGCTAGACAGGCAGAGTATAACTTTCATAAGCAGTGGCTTACGGGGGATACTACTGATAACATACCTGGAATCTGGAAGTGTGGTCCAATAAAAGCACAGAAGTTATTAGACTCGGTTCAACCACACAACTGGACCGACGCTGTTTTGGGTGCATACGAGCAAGCTAAAGATGCACAAGGAAACCCCTACAGTCTTGATTATTGTGTAAAAATGGCACAATGTGTTAGGATATTGCGGGATGGAGAGTATAATTCAGATACAAAAGAACCAATTCTATGGAACCCTGCCTAATAGTTGGGGCTATAGAATACAACCAAGGATAAGATATATGTCAACAGATAGTTATTATATCAGTTCAAACACCTTTTCAAACCCCACTGAGGTTTCAGCAGCAACCTATGTTCACCAAAACTATAACGCTGTTAAGGTTAAATTAGAACAAAACGCAAAGCTACCAATGTTTCAAACGGCAATGTCCGTAGGGGCTGACCTAGCTTGCTTAAACGAGTTTACTTTACAATGTAATATGCCAACCCTGATTGATACAGGTGTTTCTTTAGAGTTACCTATAAACACAGCTGGTTTAGTTTATATTAGATCCAGCGTAGCCTTAAGTGGTATTGTCTTAAGTAATGGTGTCGGTGTTATAGATCCTGATTACAGAGGTACAATTAAACTTATGTTAACAAATATATCAGGTGGTATAAAATCATTTTCTAAAGGTACAAGATTAGCCCAGTTAATTCTTACTCCAACCATATGTGCTAGATTTGTTGAAGTTACGAATCTTAATACTACAGATAGAAATAATGGTGGGTTTGGATCAACTGGAGTTTAATATGAATACATTTCAAGAATTTATAGCACTAAGTCGTTACTCAAGATGGCTACCAAATTTAGGTCGCCGTGAAACATGGGAAGAAACAGTAGAAAGATGGTGGTCTTTCTTTACAAACAAAGCACCCCAATTATTAGAAAGACCTGATATTAAATCAGCCATTCTTAATCTAGAAGTTCTACCCAGTATGCGTGGTCTTATGACCGCTGGGGTTGCTTTAGAAAAAGATAATACAGCTTTATATAACTGTGCTTATATGGAGATTGATTCTCCCAAAGCATTCTGTGAACTAATGTATATCTTAATGTGTGGCACTGGTGTTGGCTATAGCGTTGAATCGCGTTGTGTAAATAAATTACCTCTCGTACCAACATCAATAGAAAAAGTTTGGGAAAAACCCATTGTTGTCGAAGACTCAAGAGAAGGTTGGTGTAACTCTTTAGAATCATTAATCACAAATCTTTACAGTGGAGTTCATCCCAAGTGGGATACTTCTAAAGTTCGCAAAGCAGGCGAAAGACTGAAGACATTTGGTGGTCGAGCAAGTGGACCACAGCCCCTTGAAGAAGTGTTTAGATATGTAACACAATCATTTTACAAAGCACGAGGTCGCCACCTCAGTTCTCTAGAGTGTCATGACATCTGTTGTAAGATTGCCCAGTCTGTTATTGTGGGTGGTGTTCGTAGGTCTGCTATGATTTCACTGTCTGATCTATCAGATCGTGAGATGGCAAACTGTAAGTCTGGTGCTTGGTGGGAAACGGCATCACACAGATCACTAGCAAATAACTCTGCTGTATATCAAGATCGACCTTCTATGGGGCAGTTCATGGAAGAGTGGTCTGATCTTTATAACTCGCACTCAGGCGAACGTGGTATTTGTAACAGACAAGCCATGACTGATATTGCCAAAGCATCACACAGAGATACAGAAGAATATTTCTTTGGTACAAACCCTTGTTCAGAAATTATTCTACGACCCAATCAATTCTGTAATTTATCTACAGTTGTTGTTCGGGCTGATGATAATATAGAAACTTTAAATCGTAAGATTGAACAAGCTACTGTTATAGGTACAATCCAAAGTATGTTTACACATTTCCCATACTTAAGAAACTCTTGGGAAAAGAATTGTAAGGAAGAAAGATTGTTGGGTGTCAGTATGACTGGCATCTTTGATAACAAACTTATGTCTGGTAAAGAAGGTAGACCAAAGCTCAAGTATGTTTTGGAAGTTTTAAAAGAAACTACTGAATATACTAATCTTGTTTGGTCTGATAAATTAGGTATCGCTCCTAGTAAATCAATCACGTGTATCAAGCCAGAAGGTACTACATCTTGTTTAGCAAACTCAGCGTCTGGGTTACACCCAAGATACTCTGAGTATTATTATAGACGTGTACGGTTGGATAAGAAAGATCCAATGTATGCTATGATGAGAGATCAAGGGGTTACGGTAGAGGATTGTGTAATGAATCCTGAGTCTACAGCTGTGTTTACATTTCCCCAAAGAGCAGAACTAGGTACACAAACCAGTGAAACACTAGGAGCAATGGAACACCTACAGCTATGGTTAGACTATCAACAATTCTATTGTCACCATAAGCCTAGTATCACTGTGTCTTATACAGATGATGAGTTCTTAGAGATTGGTAACTGGGTTTGGAAAAACTTTGATAAGATATCAGGTATATCATTCTTACCCAAGTGTGACCATACATATGCTCAAGCTCCCTTTGAAACTATTGATGCTCGTACCTATAACATGTCTCCAAAAGTTCTTGTAGATTTTTCTAAGTTAAAGGATTATGAGTTAAATGATACAACAACATCTTCACACTCTATGGCTTGTACGGCTGGGGGTTGTGAAATTATTTAAGAGGTATTACTATGGCTTTATACAACGCTGATCGCGTAACTGATCGCGCACAACGAGAAGCTGATAATAGACAACAGATGGATATAATAATGGCTGCGTATAACCGATACCTTGAAAACTTACAAGCACCTGTTGTATCAGGACCTATGCCAAGAACAGTGGTAGGTAAAAAACTTTATGATACATTTATACCCCAACAATTAGGGTCTGTTGGGTTTACAATTAAGGAAAGAGAAAGAAGTGCTGATGAGTTTTTATTTAATGCGCGTACTCCCGAAGAGTTGCTGACTATGGCTGGTATTAAAAAACCAGCTAATTGGAATCCCTACTATTTTACTTTTGAAAGAAACCCTTATACTAACGTGGGGGAGCAAGTTATAAAAGAAACAAAAGATGATTATGCAAACAAACTAAAAGCTGCCAATAAACTATTTGAAAGTGCTAAAGCTACTTCATTGACAGGCGGCTCCAGTTTCTTTAACTTTGCCAA